ATACACACTTTTAAAAAATTTTTAAAATGGGAGGTTCTTTTATGAACAACAATACTTTTTCAAATCTTAAAACACTTGCAAATCTTTATATCGGTTCTGACGATTTATCTGAGGTGGCTGAAAATTACCAACAGGATAAAAGCCCTGCAAAACTTGCTTATGTAGTTTGTAGATTGGAACATTACCTTAAAACTCAGACGAATAAATACTGGGGTTTAACTGAAGAAGATAAGGAAAGTTTCATGCTGGAGGAAGTTGACAGAGCCATGTTGCATTATAACCCAGACAAGGGGGCAAAGGTGCAAACTTTAATCAGTATTTATGTAAATAACAGATTAAGAACAGAAACACAACAACTTCAACACGATAAAAGAAGTGCCAACAATGCGGCTGACAGTTATGAGGAAATAATAGCAACCAAGGAAAATGATGAAGTTGAGTGCCTACAATATCAAGATATTGAAATGAGTAGTTTGTTATGTAGTGCACAACTTACAGAATCAGAAATGGCTTGCTGTAAAATAATAATGCAGGAACCACATGCCTTAAAGAATACCGAGATTGCTGATATGTTAGGAATGACCAGTGCAGGGGTTGGATACTTGAAGAAAAGAATCGCTGTGAAGTTGGCTGGTGTTATTTAGGAGGTGGCAATATGGACGAAATAAAAGTATATGGTTCAACCACATGCCCTATCTGCAAGATACTTAAAAAGTATCTTACCCAGAAGGGTATTAGCTTTATCGAAAAGAATATTGACCAAGATGAAGCGGCAAAAGATGATTTAATTAAAATGAATATATTATCAATTCCAGTAACGGTAAAGGGTAACACAGTTATTAAGGGATTTGATAAGGTAAGGATTGACAAGGAGTTGATACAAAATGCTTGATACAAATGGTTTATTTGATAGTTACCTATCAAGAAAAGACTGGAGAATAAAACGAAATTCAAATGCCCCATACAGTTTCGGGGCGATGAATAAGTTTGTAATAGAGGAGAACTCGAAGAATTACTGGCTTACAAAAGTATATCCCGAAAGGATTAGAAAATTTCATGAAAGTGGGGACGGGCACATACACGACCTCGGCGGTTTAACTGTTTATTGCTGTGGTTATTCATTACAAAGGGTTCTTATGATGGGAGTGCAGGGGATACCGAATATTCCAACAAGTGCCCCAGCAAGACATTTCGATGCTGTATTAAATCAGTTGGCAAACTTAACAACAATATTTCAAAATGAAATTATGGGTGCGGTTGCATTTAGTTCATTCGATACCTTGCTTGCCCCATTTATAAAGGCTGACCATTTAAGTTATAAGGAAGTAAAGCAAAGCATTCAGAATTATGTTTATAGTGTAAATAGTAATTCAAGGTCTGGGGCTGAACCAGCATTTAGTAATTTAACCTTTGACCTGTTTGCCCCAGATGATTTAAAAGGTATGCCAGCAATAATCGGCGGTGAACCAGCAGATTTCACTTATGGTGAATGCCAGAAAGAAATTGATATGCTTAACAAGGCATTTTTCGAGGTCATGCTGGCTGGCGACCATAAGAAAAAGCCTTTCGCTTACCCAATACCAACTTACAGTATTATGAAGGGGTTTGACTGGGATAACCCAAAGAATGATATGCTGTGGGAAATGACTGGTAAATATGGATATCCTTATTTTAGTAACTTCATGAACAGTGACATGAAACCTTCTGATTTAAGAAGTATGTGTTGCAGGATGAACCTTGATTTAAGACAATTAAGGAAAAGAAATGGCGGTTTGTTTGGTAGTGGCGACAGTACAGGCAGTATCGGAAATGTATCATTGAATCTTCCAAGGGCTGGATATTTAAACAGGGGTAAAACTGAAAAGGAACTATTTAGGCACATTGAAAATTTAATGAACATTGCAAAGGATAGCCTCGAAATAAAAAGGGAATGGCTGAATAAGCATTTACTGGGTACAGGTTTAATCCCAGCCTTTGACACTTATGTTGGCACATTCGATAATCATTTTAGTACGATTGGGAATGTAGGGCTTAACGAAATGGCAATGAACTTCATGAATAAAAATATACTTGACCCAGATGGCGAAAAGTTATGTGAAGAAACATTGGATTTCATGAGGGAAAAACTAATAGATTTTCAACAGGAAACAGGCAACCTTTACAACCTTGAAGCAAGCCCAGCCGAAAGCACTTGTTACAGTTTGGCAATTAAGGACAAGAAATTGTTTGGGGACGATATATTTACACAGGGAAAAGGTGACCATGTTTATTATACAAATAGTTGCCATATACCAGTAAATCTCGTTCATACAATACAGCAAGTGCTCGACCATCAAAATAAATTACAAGTTAAGTACACAGGCGGCACAGTAGTTCATTTATTTATTGGTGGTGCAATAAATGGCGAGCAAGCGAAATCAATAGTAAGGACAGCATGTGAAAATTATGCTATACCTTATTTATCATTATCTCCTTTGATTTGTTATTGCCCGAACCATGGTGCATTAAATGAGGTGGTTGAAAAGTGCCCTGTATGTGGTGCAAAGACAAGTTATATGCAGAAAATAACTGGCTATATCAGAGATGTTGCAAACTATAACAACGGTAAAAGTGGAGAATTTAATGATAGAAATCAGTTATTAAAGTAGAGGTGATATTATGAAAATTAAAGGTATAACACATGAACGAACAGAAGATGCCCCATTTATAGGGGCTCTCATTATTGCAAATGATTGTCATAATAATTGCAAAGGTTGCTTTAATCAGCATTTAAGGAAGTTGCCAGCAATAGAGATGACAGCCAGTGAAATTATAGCGGCAGTATTAAGAGACAAGTTTAACAAGGGGGTAATCCTTGCAGGGTTGGAATGGACAGAACAGCCAGATGATTTAAAGGCATTATATCATGAAGCCCTTAATCATGGATTGCAAGTGATTATTTTTACTAATAAAACGGAAGAACAGTTTGCGGCACAGTTTGGCGATATAATGCACGATTGTTATATTAAGTTCGGTGCATATGATGAAACACAGAAAACTGATTGTAATATACAGTATGGGATTAAGTTGGCAACCAGTAACCAGCAGATTAAAAAATTTTAGGCTTGCACTTTAATATCTTGCCGAAGAAAATATATATTTAATGTAAGGCAAATAAGTAAAGGAAAGGGGGTATAAAATGGGGGCACTGATTAAAAATATAAGAACCTTAATTGCTATTATAACAGGTAAGGCGACAGTTATCACAATGAAAGACGGGGATAATAAGGAAGTGCTTATATACCCCAGCAAGTTTAAAAAGTGTGACCTTGAAAAGGTTGCAACCTTGTTTTTTAGAGAGGTTTATAACCTTTCTTAAAATAAACTTATAAAAAATAAACTTATAAAGGAGAGATTTTATTATGGGAAAAATTAGTGCTAATACTGCAATGGAAGAATACAAGGGTGGAAGTAATGAGTTCTTTACCCTTAAGGACGACGGTGATACTGAAGTTGTAAGATTTTTATATGACAACGAAGATGACCTCGATATTTATGCAGTGCATGAAGTTGAAATTGGTGGAAAGAAGAGATATGTTGAGTGCTTAAGAACAGCAGATTGCCCTCTTTGTGTAGCTGGCAATAGAGCGAAAGCAAGAATGTTTCTTCAGATGTTTGTACCTAAAACGAGCAAGGTGTGCACATGGGAAAGAGGAACCAAGTTTATCCCGATTATTTTAGGCTTGTTTAATAAATATGGTGCACTGGTAAACAGGGAATTTGAAATCGAAAGACATGGTAAAAAGGGTGATACACAAACACAATATCAACTTTATGCTATGGATAAAGATGACCAGACACTTGAAGATTTTCCAGATAAGCAAGACCTTGAGGATGGTTTAATTTTAGTTAAATCAGCCGAAGAAATGAAAGCGATAATTAATGGCACTTATACAGAAGAAAATGATGCCCCACAGGGTAACAACCAGCAGGGCGGCAACCATCACACAACAAGAAGGAGAAGAGAACCTGTAAATGGCTCGGATGTATTTTAAAATATTTTAGGAAGAGGCACTTTAAGAAGTGCCTCTTTTTAATATATATTTAATGTAAGGGGGGTTGCTGTAATGGCACAAAACACATTATTTAAAATGCCAAGCCGACCAACTGGTAGAGCCACCGATAAAAAGGCAGTAGGTAGAACCAAGAGTCGTATCAATACAGGTAACATTATAACCATTAAAGGCGGCGGCAGGGGCGGCGGCAATAATATAATCTTGAAAATTAAAGCAATTACTGAACTTGTAAACAGGGAACTCGGTGCAGAAAAAGAAAAATACCAGCTTATAATGGATGAGGGTGAATTTAGGCGATATATGGCACATGCTCGAAAAAATGGTGTGCTGGGGCTGGATACTGAAACCGATGGATTAAATTGGATAGATGACCAGATTGCAGGGGCTTGTATTTATACCCCAGATGAAAAGCCAGCTTATGTTCCTATAAACCATATTAATTATATTACTGGTGCAAAGGTTAAGGGACAAATCCCGAAGGAAGTTGTTGCTGAAGAATTAAGGAATTTACAGGATGTAAAAGTTTATTATCACAATGCAAAGTTCGATATTGAAGAATGTTACTGGCAATTAGGGGTCGAGGGTTTAATACCTTACTGGGATACAATGTTAGGCGGTTTCTTGCTTAACGAAAACGAACCTCATAACTTGAAGTATCTATATGAAAAGTATGTTGTAAATAGTGGCAAGAGTGCCGATGAACTGGCAACATATGAAAAGTTATTTGAGGGGATGCCATTTACAAGGATACCGCTTGAGGTTGCTTACCTGTATGCGGCAAAAGACCCATATATGACTTATGTATTAGGTAAATTTCAAGAACAATTTCTGGACAGTGCCAGCCCTGTATATAAGGGCGAGAAATATGATGGTTTGGCTTATGTCTTTAGAAATATAGAGATGCCATTAATACCAGCAGTGGCAAACATGGAAAGTAATGGGGTTAAAATAGATGAAGATTATGCAGAGGAATTATCTGTAAAATATAATAAGTTGCTTGACAAAGCACAATCCCATATTAATGATGAATATGCAAGGCTTGAGCCACAACTTAAGACATTTAAAAAGAAGAACCCGAAAGGATATGCTTCACTGGAAAACCCTATTAATGTAAATAGCCCGAAACAGTTGGCAATTTTATTATATGATGTGCTGGGGTTAAAAAGCCCAGACAAAGATAAACCAAGGGGCACAGGTGAAGAGATTATTGAGACTTTCAAGTTACCTATTACAAAGGCAATACTTGAATATCGAGGTATCTTTAAACTTTTAAGCACTTATATTGAAAAGTTGCCAGCAGTTGTAAATCAAAAGACAGGAAAGGTTCATGGTAGTTTTAATCAATATGGTGCGGCAACTGGTAGATTTTCAAGTAGTGACCCGAACCTACAAAATATCCCGAGTCATAATAAGGATATACGAAAAATGTTTGTTGCTGAAAATGGCTGGGTATTAATAGGCGGTGACTATAGCCAGCAGGAACCTCGATGCCTTGCACATTTTAGCGGTGATGAAAATTTAATTAAGGCATACAATGACGGGAAAGATATTTATGCAACAATAGCGAGCATGGTTTATAAGTTACCTTATGAAGATTGTTTGGAGTTTTTCCCAGACGGTACAACGAACCCAGAAGGTAAAAAACGAAGAGGAAATATTAAGGGTGTTGTATTAGGAATTATGTATGGCAGGGGTGCGGCAAGTATTGCATCAGAGTTGAACATTAGTAAAAAGGAAGCACAAAGTATTATTGATGAATTCTTTACAATGTTTCCAAAAGTCAAAGCCTTTGTTGAACAATCAATTATAATGGCAAAGGAATTCGGATATGTTACGACAATATGTGGCAGGAAAAGAAGATTGCCAGATATACAGTTACCAAAATATGAATTCAGTTATATTAATAATGTGGCAACATTTAATCCATTCTTTGACGATGACAGTATAACTGAAGTAAATACAGAAGTGCCCGAATATTTAGTGCAAAGTTATTCAGCATTATTGAACAACACATGGAAAGTATCAGAGAAAAACAATATTAAAGCAAAGGCAAAGGCGGAAGGTATAAAAATAAAGGATAACAGCGGCTTTATTGCACAGGCAGAGAGACAGTGTGTAAATGCCAGAATTCAAGGTAGTTCGGCAGATATGACCAAGTTGGCAATAATCCATCTTTATAACAATGAAGAATTAAGACAATTACAATTTAAGTTATTGCTTACAGTGCATGATGAAATAATAGGCACATGCCCGAAAGAAAATGCAAGAAGGGTAAGGGAATTGATACAAGAAACAATGATAGGGGCTTCACACTTAAAAGTTCCTATGAAGTGCGATATTGAAATTACTGAAAAATGGTATGGCGAGGAGGTTGCTGTATAATGGCAGTTGAAAAAATAACAAATAAACAAGGCACTTTATTTAAAATGAAAAAGGGGGACAGCAGAGCATTGACAGATAGATTTTTAGTGCCCCCATTTAGTGTATTTGATACGAAACAAGGTTACTGGCAGGAGAGGAAACATGATTGGCTTAATTTAGGTATTAAGAGCGAACTGGGTAGGGGCGACAATCAACTTGACGGAAATGATGATAAAACAAAGTTCGGAAAATGTTTACCTGATAGCATAGGTGAAAAGTATGGAAGAAAAATACAGGCAACCAGTATTTTCGACCCTGTATTATGTGAAATAGTTTATCGCTGGTTCAGTTTGGAAGGTTGGAGAATTATAGACCCCTTTGCTGGTGGAAGTGTTAGGGGTGTGGTAGCAAGTTATTTAAAAAGGAATTACAGGGGAATTGATTTAAGACAGGAACAGATAGATGCCAACAACATTAATTATAATGCAATTAAAGGCAAAATAATTGATAAAAGGGATAAGGAATATCCCCCAGAATGGATATGTGGCAATAGTGTAAATGTTGGTATAATAGACCCACAGGCTGAATATGATTTAATATTTAGTTGCCCTCCTTATTATGAC